ATATGTCCCTATGAAGTCTTTATAAGGCCCTATTTTTATATACATTTAATTTCTCCACACATTCCTTATTCCCGATTATACCTAATAGTACCATATGGAATAAGAATTGTCAAGAAAAAAAATGGTTTATTTGTCGATTTATTGAAAGTGTGACATATTTACCACATCTATGGACATACATTTTAGCTTAACAACTATCGTTGTTTCTTGGCGAGTTCAGATGCCATCCAATCTTTTGCACGGGTGTTCTTAACTTTCTTACGAAGTAGACCTTTTACTCGCTTATAGACTTCCTTAAAGACATCCTCACCAGCATTGTTGTTGTCAACTACAATAAATCCAGCCCGAAACATATTACTAAATTTACCTATGTTGGCCTGTACATCCTTCCACGATTTGACTACGATAGGTTCTGTTACTGATCGTGAGCGTTCTGCATTGCGTTCTAGTGCGACATCCAGAGAGGTATTCACGAAAATCATATATGTGTCATACCCAAGCTCTTCAAGTTTCGCTTTCTGACGTAATATTTTATCTGCATCTCTGCCCGTACCATCTATAATAAGTCCAAGGCGACCGTCAACATAGTTCTTTTGTTTCGAAGCAGTTATTTCTTTTGCTCGACCACGCACTACATCTCTAGGTTCTATTTCCTCTGGAGGCATCTTTAAAGATAACCCAGCCTTTGTCAGCAGATGCTCAAATGCATCATCTGAATTGATTGACTTGAGTCCAGTACCGCCGGTGGACTTCATAGAGACATATGACTTACCGCTGCCAGGACCACCGGCGAGAAAGAACGCCTTAAATATATTAGGGTCGTAAAGCCCTTCCTGTAGTTCGTGAAATGTTTTCATTAAGTCGTTGTCCTCTTAACTCTTGTTTTCTATATCCTATGGCTTCTATGATGTATTTATCGTTTTCTGAAAGTGGTTCGTACTTACGATCTTGGGTTTGGAAAGTCATTTTTTTAATTCTATTTTTGCTCTTAGCCATTTTAAGTTTCCTTTTCATCTGATGCTTATTGGATATTGTATGAGAGTTTTTTTTGATTGTTTATCTCCTTTTAGTTATATGTGTATTCTTCTGGCTCAAATGTCTTATCATCTGATGGTTCAATTGGGCCTGTACTGTCTAATTCTTCTTCTAAAGAATCTTTCACCAAGTTCATATACATTCGATGTCTTTTTGGACTTGAATTCATAATAAAATCATGTCTAATTCTTTTGATTAAAAATGGTCCTTTATAAAATCTATCAAATTTTTCATTACCAGCTGGTTTAACTGAAGCCGTGTACGGCAAATTAAGTATTACCTTGTCTCCAGCATTTATCAGCGTATTTCCATGAGTCATTATATTCACTTGAAGAGCATTTTCTAATTGTATCATTTGAGAATTTCTTCTCTGCAACCATTTATGAGGATCATATGCCATGTAAGGATTTGTATTATTTTCTGTTGTGTGTTGAGAGTCAACACCACCAGTAAGAGATGTTGGCATCATGAATGTTCTTGCTGGAAAATCTGATACTCGTAATCCTTCTTTGGTAACTGCTAATGCACTGGCTAGTGGAAATTCTGGCGTCCTTGTTGTAACACCACCAACAATATGTGATTCGTTAGTAAAATTATCATGATAATTGTATATTTTAGTTTCATAACTTTTACTGATAATATCATGAGTTATAAGTTTTGATCCAAACATACCAGCTCTATAATTAGCAATGCTGTCATTATTAGAAACTATCTCATAACTAAGAACAGTTCTCAATTCATTTAAAACATCATAGTCTTTGTTACCAACTGGATTACTGCCCGCAACTACTGTAATATAATCTAATTGAGGAGCATTATTATAAAGACTTGCAAGAGTCCTGAAATTAAATCCTTTCAGAGTTTCATAAAATAGATAAGTAGGTTCTCCTTTGAATTCAGCAACAGCTTGTTTCATTCCCAAAACAATAATATCTAATGGCCTTATATTAGGAGCAATAAACTTTTTTACACCAGCAGTTGGTTCTAGGTATATTTTCTTTTTAGTGTCAATATAAGATGGGTCTATCAACATTTTTTTAACAATGTTTGACCAAGTATCTGTTAAACTTTGTGTAACCTTGAGCCTTTGATTTCGAACTAATTCTTGACTAACAAAACTTAATACAAATCCTTGAACGCCATCAGTAAATTTTTCTCTATTAGATATGGAGTGTACAAGAAATGCATTTTTAGAAAAATCTATAACAGCACTTTCATCCTTAAAGCTTGGCGTACTGATTTTGAGATGCAAATATTCCTGTCCCAAAAGAGGCCCATGAGATGCTAGATTCACGGAATCCGCTATTGCAACTGTGCCGGAAATGGTCATAGAAAATATATCTTCAAAAAGAGTTAATCCTATCACTGATGTAGTAAGATCAACCTCTAATCCAGAAGTAGTAACAAGCTTTAATTCTTCTATTATAAATTCGCCGGCAGTTTGTAAACCTTTGGCCATTACAGAACACTTTCTCCCATTAGTTTTTCAAATTCAGCAACAAAATCTTCAACATATGCTGGATCAAGTAATCTAATTTTTCTTTTTTTGTTTTGTAAATCTTCTTCATATTCATAATTAGTAACAATAGAAGCAGTAGGATAATCAGTATTGTCTGTGCCGATATCAATCTTAATTGTAGTATCCCCAGACACTTGTGATATCTCATAATGGTGCGTTGCATCAACATTGCTGTATTTGTCATTGATGTATGCAAGAAATTGGTTATAATTTTTTGGCCATTGGTGATATCTGTCTGTAATATCATTCAATAGAAGAATAACCCAATGTAATTCTGGGTCATCATACAATTTATCAGCAATCATCTCAGGAGTTTCACCTTCTTTAAGATCATAGGTATCATAATATGCGGCATTAATCTTAACCTTTGATCGAACAGCTACTCGTTTTAGTAAATTGGTGACAATTTTAAAATCACCGTTACCGACAGAGTCGTATGGAATAAGAGGAAAGTTTTCGAAATACATGATTAGAATCCAGCTTCTATATGTTTTTTGGTAATGATTTCAAATTCAGTGAAACTCAAAGATAATTTAGTTGTTTGAGGAACACCGCCATCATATGCTACATACCTATCCCCGCCATATTCTACATCCATTTTGGTTAAGGCACACGTTGCTATTTTATTAAGGTTTGAATTTTGTTTACCTATATGCATATATTCGATATCAAACATATCAGGAAATGACATTTCTCTTTGACCATTAGCTCCACCACCAACATAGTCGGCAGCCATATGATGCTTGAATTTATAAATAATATGATGGACAACTTTCGCTTCTTGTTCACTTTTTGGTATAAAGACAAATGCAAAAGAAAAATTTCTGCGGCCGATGCCTTCAAACATAAGTTCCATTTTTGGAGCAATGATCTTACCTCTATCAATTGCAAAGAGAGCTTTTGCGCCAGGCGCAGCGGTTTCTAATGCTGCTAGTGCCATATTTTTTACTATTTGTCCAGCATCTCCAAGGGCTGACATCACCTGTTCTTTTGCTGAATTTCCCCTCATAAAAGCACTAATTGCATTATAACCTGTTTCTGCTAACATGCTTATTTCTTGATCACCATATTTTGATTCATAACTGACTTGAACACTTGGAGGCATGTAGAGTGAAATTGCAGTTTTTGTTCTAATTGTTGTTCCTTTACTTAATCGTATAGAGTTGGATTTTATACCATTAGATGTTTTTGCACTTTCGACTACTTTGATTGCTGCTAAAAGCGCCTGGCGGTCGCCGCCACCGTATTCGAAATCGGCGGCCGCAATAGCGATAATACTCTTTGCCTGCTTAAATGCTTTAAGTTTTGCGGGGCTTGTTACCCGTGCATAAAATGAAATATAATGACCCTGTTGTGGATCACCTTCAACATTTAATGGATAAGCTAAATTTGTTGTAGAAAATTTGCCTTGCGCGGGGCCATATTCATCGACGCCGTGCTGAGCGATAATACCCTTTGCCTGCACATCAGATGTAGCTCTAAATCCTATTGACCTCGGCAGATTTAACATTCCTCTAATTGATATGTGTGCCATGTGTGTATCCTTATATATACTATTTAGTAATAATGTCTTACAAAGGTCGATACATAACAAAGAACCCCAAAAAATATAGAGGTGATCCCCAAAGAATTATCTATCGTTCTCTATGGGAGCGTAAGTTTATGGTATACTGTGATATCAATGATTCTATCATTGAATGGGGAAGCGAAGAAATCATTATACCCTATTTATCTCCTTGGGATGGAAGGATTCACAGATATTTTCCAGATTTTTATATCAAGATAAAACAGCATGACGGATCAATCAAAAAATTCATTATAGAAGTAAAGCCCAAGAAGCAATGCTCTCCACCTCCAGCACAACCAAAGAGAAAAACCAGACGATGGTTCAATGAAGTCAAGACATGGGGCATCAATGAAGCCAAATGGAAATATGCAACAGAATGGTGCAACAATAATGATATGGAATTTAAGATTTTAACAGAGGATCATCTTAACATTACATATAAATAGTCATATGGCAGTATCAAAGTTCATACAAGCAGTCAAAGATGAGGCTAGAGGGCGACCACGATCTACTCAATGGTATAGAGACAAAATCAAAGAGTTTGGTGCGCCTGGTGCTATGGATTTACTTCGGGACGGTAAAAGGAATAATAAACCATTTTATGGTAAATTGAATATGTTCTTTTATGATCCCAAGCACAAGAAGAAACTTCCTTATTACGATACATTTCCTTTGGTACTTCCCTTGGAGACTTATTCGGATGGATTTCTTGGCCTAAATTTACATTATCTTCCCATACCATTGCGTGTTAAGCTTCTTGATGGACTAGTGGATTATACCAATTCAGAGGATTTTACAGCAACAACAACAAGAATGGTGGTGAACTATAATAAATTAAAAAGTATTAGATTAATTCGACCCACTATACATAAATATCTATCGGGACATACAAAGTCTCAGTTTCGTAGAATTGATGCAGATGAATGGACAATTGCGATACTATTGCCTGTGCAGAGATTTAAGAAAGCTTCTTCATCAGAAGTATGGAAAGAGTCTAGGAGTATGATTTAATGGCTTTAGCTAGATTTTTAGAAGGCACTGCTTTTGGTGTTCTGAATGATATTTTATCTACATTTCATTCAGAAGATGGTGGCTACGCAGTACCAAACCGATTTGAAGTTATAATTATACGCCCAGGCGGTAATGCTACCGAATCAAGAAAAGTTTCCATGAGATGCGAATCTATAAACCTTCCTGGCCGAAATCTAAACTCTGCGACAGATTCAAATATCTATGGACCGACAAGGGAAATTGTTAATGGAGTAACTTATGCCGACGATATTAACATGACTTTTCAGGCGAGTTCTGGATTAGAGGAACGAGTATTTTTTGAGGAATGGCAAGAATTAGCATTTGATGAAAGAAGTTGGAATGTTGGTTATTATAATGATTATATAAGCACAGTTGATATCTATGTGTTAGATAGACAAAACCAAAGACGATTTGGACTCAAACTTCATGAAGCATTTCCTAAAACAATTGGTGCAACAGAATTAAGTCAAAGTGCAAACAATGAACTTATAAAACTTGCAGTAACTTTTAGTTTTAGATATTGGACTACCTTGGATACAGAGAGACAACGACCAAGTTTAGCTGATAAAATTTTTGATACAATAACAACTGGTGTGGAAAGGCAAATTTCGTCAAATTTACCGAAAATTTTCACTAGATTATTTTAAAGGATGAATAATTATGGCACTACCTAAACTTAATACTTTAACCTATGAATTGGAACTACCTTCTTCAGGCGAGAAACTAAAATATAGGCCCTTTCTTGTTAAGGAACAAAAAGCTCTGATGATTGCTCAAGAATCAGAAGATAATAAATTGATTGAAAATACTTTTGCTCAAATTATCAACGATTGTGTTTTTGATGATATTGATCCTTATACAATGCCCATGTTTGACATTGAATATCTTTTTTTAAGAATAAGAGGAAAATCGGTTGGCGAAAAAGTTAAATTAAATGTATTATGTCCTGATGATGAAAAGACAAGAGTAGATGTTGAAATTAATTTAGAAGAAGTCGATGTGAAAATGTCAGAAGAGCATACTAATATTGTTGATATAACAAAAGATATTAAGCTTATAATGAGATATCCATGCTTAAAAGATATGGCAGGATTTGATGACACAGGACAAGTATCATCTATATTTGATATGATTAAACGATGTATTCATGAAGTGCATGATGGGGATACTGTTTATAATAAAGTAGACATTTCAGAAAAAGAATTAGATGAATTTATTGATAGCATGTCAACAGAAAATTTTGAGAATGTGAGTAATTTTTTTGAAACCATGCCAAAATTATTTCATGAAGTTGAAGTGAAAAATCCAAAGACAAAGAAGAAAAATAAAATTCCGATTGAGGGCCTACAAAGTTTTTTCGTATAGCCCTTTCTCATGATTCTTTGGAGAACTATTATAAAACAAATTTTGCAATGATGCAACATCATAATTATAGTTTGACAGAATTAGAAAATATGATGCCGTGGGAAAGGGAAATATATATTGGTTTGTTAATGAATTTTTTGAAAGAAGAGGAAGAAGAAAGAAAAAAAAGGAACCGTTAAAATGGCTGAAGATACAGTAAAAGTAACAGAAACAACGAAGGAATATGAACTTCTAAAAGTTGATCTTGTTCCTAGTTTGGGCGAAGACGAACCCACTTGGGCAAATAAAATAGCAGGGCATTTGGATAGGTTTAGATTGATTCCTAGACTAATCATGTTAGCATACATCTATGCGTTCTATTCAGCAACAACATGGTTCATGGCTTTACCTGATCCTACTAATGCACAAGCAGCATTCATTTCTACTATTGTAGGTGCCGGTGCGGCATTCTTCGGTTTATATGTTGGTAAACCAGGCACATCATTGCCTAAGGGTAAAAAGTAGGATAGTCCAATGGCAGATGATTTTAAAGCTCTTATAGAAGCACAAAAAGAGACAACAAGACAATTAATGTCTGCCGAACAGCGAGCAGAGATGGATGCTGCTATTGCAGAAGAGCAACACAAAGAAAAAATAAAAAGTGATAACAGAATAGAAG